TTGTCATTGAATTGAAGCGCTATGCCAGCGGCCCAGCGGGTGGCCAAATAGCCTGGTGGACGCAAGCGGTTAATGCCGCCACGGCCGCTGATAAATTACCCGTCTTGATCTATAAATACGACCGGGCAGATCCGATTGCGGTGATCCAGAAAAAGACGATCGCCAGGAGCCTGGGCGCCGAGAGCAAATCGATTGTGCGATATTGGTGCGAGGTGCCAGAATTTTTAACGATAGCCAGAGAGGTGATGGCACATGACGCCGCTTGAGAAGATGAAGGCAATGGCCGCCATTGAGAATAAAATCTTGATCGATAAAACGGGCAAATTGAATTACGGCGTTTACAAAAACAAGGCTGGCGGCTGTACGCCAAAAGCTGAAAGAAAAGATACTTGAGCCGCGCTGTAATTGACGAGGCGCTGGACCTGATCGACGGTGACCGCGCGCGCCAGTATGGCAGTGCCAGCAAGAATATGGCGCACATTGCGGAACGGTGGAACCAGTTGCTGGGCCTTGATCAGCAATTGACGATCCGGCCGATACAGCCCTGGCAAGTATGCGCCATGCTCATGGACCTGAAAATGGCCAGATTGTGCCAATCCTACAAACACGATACGGCCGTCGATTTGATTGGGTACGCCTGTCTGATGGCCGACATGATAGGGGATGAGGATGATGGCACTGAGAGGCCGTGACAGCCGCTCCAGGAGCGCATTGCTCCAGGATCTGTACCGCAAGCGCCTGGGCCGCGTGGCGCCCCTGGAGAACGCTCGTATGCGGGAACGAATGTCACCCTATTTTAACGATAACAATGCCAGGCGTGAGAGCGATAAGGGCTTGCGCCGGGCGCTGATCATAGAAGCAATCCGAGATTTGAGTTACCTGGGCGATTTGGTCACTGTCGAGCAGATCAGCATCCGCACCGGGTTAAATAATCGATCGATCCAAAGCACGATGCCATTCCTGGTGCGGTCAAAACAGATTGAGCGGGTTGGGTCGGATCCATATGAAATTCGCAGATACAGGTTGCCGAAAAAATGAACAAAAGAATTTCGCAGAAAATCACTGAAACAATTGCCATGCTTGAGGCTGACGGCCGCACGGTTCACCGGGTCGTGATCGATGGCAAAAAGGTAGAGTTTATTTTGACGGCGCAGGATGATGCGCCGCCCAAAATTGTCTGGGATTAGTGGAACTGGTCCAGCGCTTCAACAGCGCGTGTGGCTTGGGCGATTTGTAGCGTCTCGTTTGCGTAGCGGCGCAGCATGGCGCTGTTGGTGTGGCCAGTGATTGACTGCATCAATTCGCAATCGCCGCGCGTTGCTTCTGCCAAACGGTGCGCAGCGGTGTGGCGCAGATCGTGGATGGTTTTCTTGATGCCCAACTTATCGCGCAACTTTCTGACGGCTTGTTCGATGCCAGTATAGGCCAACTTTTCGCCCGTTACTTTATTGCACAGAATGTATTCACCAGCCCGGTCGGCGGTTTCCAAAATCCGGCACAGCCGCTCGGTGAACGGGATAAACAATGGCAATTTAGTTTTTTCCTGTACAATAAAAATACCCAATTTGCCGCCAGCCTGGTTGCTGCGCTTCAATTGATCCCATCGGATGTTCAGCACGTCAGCGATACGCTGGCCAGTGTTGATGCAGAGTTCAATTGCCAGACTCTCACGCGGGTGAGCAATTGCGTGCAACCGATCAATGTCGCTGTCGTTCCAAGGCAAACGCTGCTTGGCGTTTTCTTTTATCTTTTTGACGCCACGCGCTGGGTTGTGTTCAAGCCAGCCCAGATTGACGCCCTCTTCGAAAACGACCGTTGCCACGGTCAGGATGTAATTGGCGGTCGCTGGCTTATCTTTGTAAGCGTCACGCAGGGCGATCAGATCCGGCTTTTTAAACCGCCGCACCAGCACAGTGCCAGCGCGTTCGTTGAGCCGGTTCAGATAGCGGTCATATGTTTTCTGCGTGGAGCCAGCGCGCAGGGCGTTGAACTCATCGCTGGCGCGGTATTTTTTGATCAACTCGCCCAGTGTGCGGCGGCCGATGTTTAGCGCGGCCTGGCCTTTTAGGCACTCGGCATACTTAGCCCAGAAGGTGCCATCTTCCCGATCAAACGGGAAGCGGCCAGGCATGGTAACGCGGCTACCGTCTTTGATGAAATAAATGTACGGGCCTTTGCGGCGGCAAGGTGCGTATGAGCAATATTTTGGCAATGTCTTTTTCATTGTATCTCTCCCAGTTGGGCGGGGCGCGATGGCCCCGGTTGATTATGCGATGGCGGCTTTGACGCGGATCGTTTCGGCTTGCCAGATCAGCTTGGCGCGCTTGACGGCCAGCAACAGCGGCGTGTTGCGTTGAAATTGCTGCCAACCGAAATCGTCGGCGGCGTACTCAGCCACGGCTCTGTAAGCGGCAGACCATGAGCCTGACACTTCGTAATTAGTGACAGCCTCTTCGGCCAGGATGTCGATTTGATTTTCTGTAAGGTAAGCCATCTGATCTCTCCATGTTTTCTATCCTTTACATAGTTGACAAAACGACAACTTACAAGACCTAAATAATGGACCCCAGTGCAATTAGTTTTGCAAATCGATGACATCGTAAAGTTAACTTATTGATTTTAAATAGTTTAATTTTCACACAAGATCAGGAGTTATGATCTAGTAACTCAATAAAAACAACAACTTAGCCTCAAAAATTGCAACAAAATAGCGCATTTTCGAACTTTATTTTTGCAAAAGATCTAACTTGCCATTTCGACAAGCTAGAAATGCCTTTGCGCGCCGATCACTCGTCCCAAGATATTTAGACTGCCAGGATCTGCCACGTCCTGATCCCGGTGATTCGGATTGTCCGATGCCACCGTTACCGTGCCAGAAATTTTTGATAGAACGATCCGGCCAAGCGCCACGCCGCTGGCCGTTTCAAACGCGAATATTCCATCGCTAATAGCCGTGTCGGCCGTGTTAAATATGGCAGTATCACCAGGGTTAACCGTCGGCGCCATCTCATCGCCTTGAACGTCCAAAGCTAGCATATTGCTTGGCTCGACCCCTGGGAACTTGCCGGGGTCTATAGCCAGCATGTCATCACCGTTTGTGTCACTCTGGCAACTATAGTATCTTATTACTGTTACTGGAACAATAGCGCTTGGCTCATTAAATATCACGTCAATACTGATTTCCAGCGCATCTGCCAGGGTTTTTAATGTTTGATAATTTGGCGTCCTGACGCCACTCTCTAATCGCGATAGATGCGATTTATCGATGCCCGACAATGATGCCAGGTCGGCTTGCGACAGCCCTCGCTCAAGGCGAATTTCTTTTAGTCTCATTTTAATAATGCCTAAATATCTAAAAAGATGAGAATTTATCGTTTTAGATATTTAATGGGCGGCGCGGTTGGCGCGTCCTGCCAATCATTGGCGGACACATATAAGCCCCCCATACAGCAGTAGCTTGAGATGGCCATACACGATGATATATATCTCCGCACCGCCGACCCGGCGGCTCCGCGTTTGAGATAAGCGTGTGTATATGGCAAATTAAAATTGATATTCATTTCTTACTCGTGGCTTCCACTTTAACTTGTCGTTGCGGAAACTTATAGACGCTTAATTGACCTTATGCAAACATTTTATATGTCAAATATGTCGCACCTTGTTTGTGTGCTAATTAATATTATTTCAGCGACTAATGCGTGGCCCAACCATCTGGCGGTATTCTTCCAGGATCTGATCACCGCCCTCGCCAGAGGACGCACTTGCAGCGCCGCCGCCTATCGCCAGAGGATTGGCCTTGCGCACTATCGGCAACTTAAATGCGTTCTCAGCGGCCGTGCTGCCATACATTTTATTTCTCAAGCCGTTTATAATTGGCATCCGGCTGGCCCATTTCAGCATGGTGCTATTGCCCAGCATCAACCCTAGCTTGCCAATCATGTTTGACGCAGACGTGGCGCTGTTGCTAGTATTCTTCGCGCCGCCAGTAACCCTGGCCGCAACCGATGCAAATTGCCCGATCAGCTTTCTTTCATCTTTTGTAAACAGCGTGTTTAACAGTTCGGGGTTTTGGTCGCGCATTTTATTCCAGGCTTTCTGGAACATCGCGCCACTCACCGCCGTGTTGCCAGTATTATCGACGCCTTGCTGGGCGCCCCGGCTGATCATTAAGAACGCTTCCTGGCGCAGCATGTCAAATTGTTCTTTAGGTAAATTCCTTTTTAACGTCTGCATATCACGCGCCAGGGCGGCCTTACTGGCCAAGCCGGATCCCGACGAACCAAACAGGTAATTTGTCACCGCTTCCGGCGCCAGTTTAAATCGCATTGAACCATCGGCCTCAACCCGCTCAGTCAGCTTGGGCAAGATGCCACCGGGACGCTTCCAGCGGCTGGCGAATTGTTTGTAATTTCTTATTGCTTTCATCGTGGCACTGATGGCCGCCTCATCGCCAGACATCAGCACGTCATCGACGGCTTTCTCCAGGTAGCCGTCTAGCACCTGGTTGATTTGACCAGCGGCTGCGCTGTCCGGCGTACCCTTGGCGCCCGTGTTCACTAGCTGGCGCCTAATGGTTAACAGATCCGCGACACTGCCGCTTTCATTAAGCGCTGCCATCATGTCAGCCACGCGCGCATGGGTGCCAGGCGCCTGATCGGCTGGAAAGTCTCTCAGGGTGCCTCTGACGGCCGCTGCGAGTTCATCTGATATTGAGCCAGGGCCAGTGTCTAGGTAAGCGGCCCCGGTTCTCCTGGCCGCCGTGTATAGATCGTCAGCAACGGCGCTTTCAGCGGCTCTGAGGTTGCCTAGAACTTCTTGAGCGGCTGCGCCGCCTTGCCCCTGGGCAGTGACGGCTGGGCCGCCCAAGCTGCCTTGTATCTCGTCTATGTTGCCGCGCAATTGCACTTGTTGCAAATCTCGGTTTGTTTGCATTGTGCGCCCGGCAGTTTCGCCAAAGCCGCCTTTTAGCATTTGGTCTTCAATCAGTTGTTGTCCGGCCACGCCACTGGCGTCACCGCGCGTTAGATTTACTGGCACTGGCAATGACTGTGCGGCCGCCACTGACGCCACTGCGCCAGGTTCCAGGGCCGTATCTACTTCCTTGGCAATATTGCGCGCCAGGGTTTCCGATACCTCTGACGGGTCCAGCCCCAAGTCGTTAATCATTTTCAGAATAGATGGCGTGAAATTGCCGTACTGATCCATCACCGCTGGCGGCCGTGAAAGATATGCGCGCTTTAGAAAAGATAAAAATTGAAATGCTTTTTGCCCAAGGGCGCCGCCACCAGCGCCCAGCACCGGGTCTAGCTTTTGGTAATCATCGTCGCTCAATTCTGAACTGATGCCTTCGATTAGGCCAGCCTCAATGCCGCCAGCCGTTGCGGCGGTCAGCATTGAATTAGCGCCCATGCCTAGCCGCTTTAAAGTGCCAACAATTGGATTGGCCAATGATGCCACGCCAGCGACTTGCATGGCGTTGACTAACTGAAAGCCTTCGGGGTTTGGATAGAACTTGGTGCGGCGCTCGGTTGGATTACCCGCATCATCGTAGATTGGCGCAACGACAATTAAGTTGTTGTATTTATCTTTGTCGAATTGCGCGCCAGGGATGATATCAGATACGCCCGACATCAGGCGATCGTCGCTCGACGTAGTGGCCAATAGCCCTGTCAGCCTGGCCGCTTTTTCTGGTGGCAGATTGAGCCGTGGCATCAATGACAAATCTTCAAACTCACGGCGGCCGCCCGTCATGTAGTCGGTGGTTTTTTCCACAATGCCACGGGTATCGTCTGCCGGGTCCACAAAGTAGCTGTTGGCCTCTGGCGCCGCCGCCGCTGGTGGGGTGTAGCCTTTTTCCAGTTGCTCTACGAGCGCTTCAATCGATACCTGGGTGCCAGCCTGTTGTTCGGTGCTTTGCTGCAATTGCTGCATTAGAGCGTTTATGTCTACATCGCTCATGGCCGCGACCTCTGTAGCGCTTTCAGCCTGGCAAGCGCTTGCGCTTTTTGGGCCGTTGTCATGTTAGCCAAATTAGCAGCCATGTAATCAGATATGTCTTGCGCGCTCATAGCCGCAAACTGATCGCCTGGTGCCGCCGGGTTTGCCCCAGCTTGCGCCTGTTGATCAAACCAGCCGTCTAGCGTGTTGCCTGGCTTAGAGAACCAGCGCGCAGCTTTGGTCAGGGCTGCCATTGCTTTTTCTTGCGCAGCTTTTTTGTCCACCAGCCATTGTCGCAGATCTGCCGGGGCAAGGCTGCGCGGCGCGCCGATGTCCATCGCGGTTTTCATCTCTTCCTGGCTCAAAGCGCCAAACGTCACGCTTGAAATAACATCAAGGCCCATCGTGTTCATCGCGTTGCGCAATTCGGCTGACGCCGTTGTGATGTCGGGTAAATAATTTCGCACGAACCCTGTCACGCCGCCAGCATCAATCGCGGCGATCGCTCTATCAGTCGTGATAATACTCTGTTGCGACAAGCCAATTTTAGTATAAATATCGGCTGCTCTGTCTTGGTTCAGCACCGCTTGCCTAGTGCTGCCTTGGAGTTCAGCGTCATAGCGAATTGTGTCCTGGATTGCCGCTTCGATTTCTGCCGGGTCGGTCAACACAACCCCGTTTTTCATATATTTTTTGGTGCCATCGTTTTGTGTAACAACGCTCAGACCGTTTGGATAATCCCGGTTGGCCAGACCAGTTTTTGCTTTCATTTGCCCTGCATAAAACGATTGCAGTACAGATGTTGCGCTTTCTGGGTTGCCTTCAATCAGATTAGCCGCTTGCAACGCCGATGGAATTGGCTGCCCGTCTGGTCCCTTCATATTGCGCAGCATTGCCACCGTGCGGTTTGCACTGCCAGCCGATGCCATACTCTCACGCCGATCGCTCATGCTTTCGCGAATGGCAGCGCCCAAATTGTCATCCGGCTCAAGCCGCATCGTGTTGAAGCCCAATGCCAATCTGTTCATTAAATCTTTGTTTTGCAAACCCTTTGAGATCAGGCCCATGATGCCTGGTTTTTCGGCTGGCGGTGGATCTGGCTGCATCATGTTTCTGTCCTTTTTTGGGCCGTATCGTGGCCCTCGGTAACCGGCCCAGGCGTCAGTGCCTTGCACGTCATAAATGTATTTGCCGATGAGATCTTGCAGCGCTGGCGTCATCTTTTCGCCGCCGCTTAGACCAAGACCCTTTTTTGCCATCTTCAACGTGCTGCCAACGACCTGGAACGCGCCCATCGGCGTGGCATATCTACCTGATCCCGGTTTGATTTTATTCAATGAGCTTCTGACATAATTTCCGTAATTTGACCCGGCGCTGGACGAAAAATGCAGAGCCTCATCGACGGTCATGTCAGTGATTTTTATATTTTCAAAATCACCGCCGGGACGGTTTTGGTAATTCCACAGCGCATCATAATCTCCGCGACTTTCGCCGCGAAAAATGTCTGGTTTGATCTGGTCAAAATTAGGTCTAGTCATTAGCCCATCGCCGTTGCGCCCAGGGTCAAATAATCCCACAGCCCTGGTTGTTTTGCATTGGTTTGTGTGGTTGGGAACTGCGCGCCGCCCACCGCCGCGATTGGCAGATTGAGCATATTCTGGCCATAACCAGTTATATCGCTATATTGGCCGTTTGCTGCATTGATTATTTGTTGCATTAAATTTTGCTGGGCGTTGCCCGTGTTGGCCAATCCTTCGTTAATCTTTTGATTGTAGCCAAAGCCTTGCTGAGACAGATTTGCCAATTGATTTGCGCCGCCCATCATAGACTGATTGGCCGCAAAATTATTGGCGTTGTTTTGGTTTTGCGCTGCAAAATTATTGCCGATATCAAACTGAGCCATGTTCTGCGCATTCTGATATCCGGCCTGGTTTAGCCCAGCGGTCATCTGCGCCGCCTGGTTGGCAAAATTGCGGTTTGTCTCGGCTTCAGCAATGGCGTGGCGATCGCCACCAAATGCGGATCCAGCTTGGGCGCCGACGTTGTTTAGCGCCATCTGGTTCGCCCGGTTCATATCGGCCAGCGACGTATCGATCACTTGTTGCTGAAACGGGTTTTGATATTGCTGCATGTTGGTGCCAGCGACCGTATTTGGCGTGACCTGGTTGGGCGTAAAGCCCATCCCCATGCCCGTGGCATTTACGGCGTTATTATATGCATTGGCGCTTGTCTGCCCGACGTTACCGCCAGCCATCGGCTGGGTTGGCATTGACATTAACTGTTGATATCCACCATTGGCCATTAACCGATCCTCTTTTGTTTAGCCTCAATGGCCGGGAACAATCCGCGACCGCCAGGGTCCATAAACAAATCATTAAACGCAGCCGCTTGATCTGGCGCGTTCTGTTTTAAAGTTGCAAGTTGCTGATCAACGACCGGCGCCGCGCTGTATCCCATCACGCCGCCGAAGTCTTGCGCTTCTGGCATTCCAGCCATCACGTCAGCCGGGGCGTTCATTCCGAAGGCGCTGGCCAGATCAGCCGTGTTTTGAAATCCGGCTGTCTGGCTGTCGTTAAACGCCGCCACGGTCGGCCCATAATTTCGCATCGGTCCAAGCGCTGCGATTTCATTTGCCTTGGCCAGATTGGCTTGGCTTGCGCTCTCAACCCAAGCTGGGATCGATGCTGTTTGTGTCGTGGAACCGCCTTTACCGCCGCTCATGTCTCGAACTCCTTTACTATCGTCGTGTGTAGCGGCCGCCAGCCGTATCGTTTAAATGCCCTGACCCAGCCTTTGCGGCCAGATATACTTGCGCCGCTACAGCCCTGCTCCTTGGCCCAGGCGATCACGTCATCGTGCATGTCGGCCAGTTGGCTTAGTTCACCGCCGCCCAGAAAAATGTTGATGACCTTTTTTTTCGGGAATACATGAATTTCTGTCACTAAGCATCCTTTGCCAGTTGACCAAAGCTGGAACCGCTGATCGTAGACGCCGTCCACGATATCCCAAAAATCATGCGTGCCGCCAGAATACTTCAAAGCATTCTCGATCCAATTTTTGCAATGCGCTAAATCTTTGGTCATGGGCTTGGTCATGCTGGCGTCACAGTCAATGCGCCAGCGTTAGAGACGGTAATATAATACCTCACGCCATTGGCTGCTTTTAAGATCAACCGACCATCGCCAATCTCGACATCGCTGTTGCGTTTGTGATTGAGATAGTCGGCCTGTTCGATTACCCGGTTACGCTCGTTCTCGGCGCTTGCGCTATACTTTGGCGGTTGTATCGGCAGCCTCATCGTTTTGACCCCGCGCTGACGTTAAGGCGCATTGTGCCTACTCGCCAATCGGCCAAACGGGCCGCATCCACGCGCATCCTGACCTGGCGGCCCTGCAGTCGCACAGATGTCGGGTTGGCCATTGTAAACGGCCCATGCGAGGTCTCAGCGGCATTCGGGTATAATCGGGTTTTAAGCGTCATCGTCACATCGCCAGCGGTTAATTCATCAGGCACAACCTCGGTTACCCGCATAATCTGATCACCTTGCGCCAAAGAGATTGGCGCGCTCTCGGCAAACACTGCCCCGCCATCGTGATTTAGCGTGACCTCGTGGTCATATATGTCGGTAGTATCGGTCCAAATCGGGTTGCTAAATACGCCAGTTTCCACGCCCGTCGTGCGGCTTAATGTTCCGATCAGCCAATGATTTTCGGCAAAATCAAACGCCACATATCGATCGATTTCGTTGCTACTTTCGGACGGGTAGAACCACCATACTTCACGGTTTTGATTGTTGCACACGGCCCAGATTTTAGATTTTTGATTTCGGTTCAAATCGCCAAAAACGTAATCGGCAACATCGCATTGCACCGGCTCTACGCTGGATCCGTTATGTCGGAAAAATCCACGATCACCCATCCAGAATACGCCACTATCAACCGATGCCGCCGCCTTGCGGCTTATGACGCCACACCCGGTTCCAATTCGACTAATGTTGTATACAAAGGGCGGCCCAGTGTATTGCGCTGCGTGCGCATCGTTTGTGGTCAGGATCAGCGTTTGACCGCGCGTTCTGATGCCCAATTGGATCTGCCCAGTGGTCTGCAATTCGATGCCGCCAGCTTCGTTGGTTGCGGATGGCGTCCAAGTGGTCAGCGCCTCACGATCGCACCATTCAACCCGGCGCAGATTGCCATTAGCCGCCAGGGCAAATAGAAACCGCTCCTCGGTCACGACCAGCGCTTTGCAGTTTATTGGGGCGTTGGCAATCGTTGTCGCATCATTCGCAATGCTTAAATCCCAACTGTGCAACTTGCCATCAGTGCTGGCACAGGCCACCAACAACTCGCCAAAATTGTCTAGCGACCAAGTTGTTGCTTCGCTGTAAATATTAGTGTCCGGCCGCTCTGTGCCGTATGTGCTTTGGCCATAGTAAAAATATCCGTACCCTGTTTTTACAACGGCATGGACATCGCCCGTGGTAAGCGGAGAGGGGGTGATGTCTGTGATTGTACCAGATTTGTTGACCGCATACAGTTTATTGGCCGATCCAAACGCCAGCTTTTGCTGACCGCTGTTATCCATCCACGCCAACGCACTGCGCATTGGCTCAGTAAAATTGCTATCAACACGCTGGCGCCAGCCGCCGATCGGTCGCAAGCTGCCATCTTCCCAACGAACTAAGCTGCCATCTCGCCACCGCCCGGCAGCGTCCAATTCAGTGCCGTTCCTGTAAAATCCTGGCGCTATTTTGATCGGCAAAAACATGCTATCTCAACTCTGCCCAAGCAACAATTCCCAAGCCGCCGGTCGCTTTGTAGTAATGCCCCGCGGGGACAATAGCTTGTGATGCGCCAGAGTCGTTGATGCCTCCATGCCCACCTAAAGTACCAATGTTGACCCACGATGAGCCGTTGTGGCTGACCTGAAGGTACTTCTCTGTGCTTATGACTGTCGCAACAGATACCATGATGGCACGGCCTGTGGTGTTTTGATAGCTGCTGCCAATGGAACGGCTACTCGTCATATCATACCATTGCTGGCCGTCGCCCACACCGGACGATGGGGCGGCAGGGGTTGTCCACGACACATCAGTTCCATCGGACGTGAGTATTTGGCCAGCGCTGCCGGGTGCAAGCGCAACAATATCGCCGGTTGCATTGCAGTAGATAATTTGGCCGCGCGACAGCCCCGCCATCTTAGCAAGTGTCACCGCGTCATCTGCAATTTTGTTGCTAGTGACAGCGTCATCCGCAATTTTAGCGCTAGTGACAGCGCTATCTGCAATTTTAGCCGTCGAAATTGATCCATCGGTAATTGCAGAAATTGGAACCGCCGCAAACTCTAGCGCGTTGCCAGCACTGTTGACCGTCAGCACTTGCGCTGCGTTACCGATCGCATTTAACCCGGTGCCGCCCTGGGCCGCGCTGAGAGGCGTTGTAAGGCCCGTCAAACTGGTTATTGTACTATCTGCGCCAGCCCCCACTTTCGCATCCAGTTGCGTCTGGATGGCGCTTGTAACGCCTGTCAGGAAATTAACCTGGGCAGCGGTTGCGGTAATGGCCGTGCCTGAGATCTTCCAAGATCCGGCTGTGAGATTTGGCGTTATGGCCGTCGTGCCATCCAGCAAGTTATCGATACTGTCGAGGTTGTTGTTCCATTTCAGACCCCAGGTGTCTGAACTAGCGCCAACCTCTGGTTTAACCAACGAATATGTTGTTGTAGTCGTATCAGCCATAAATCACCTATTTTTTTCACTTATATTATTTTGCGCAGCCGATTGCAGCTTTTGCCCTCAGATTGCCAGAAGCACGGCCACGCCGATTAGCAATACAAGGATCCCGATAAACACGCTTAGACCAACTGTGGCGGCATCTTCGACCGTTTGCCTTGTTTCTTCTTTTTTCTTTTTTCGCGCGGCCGCCAGCGCCTTCTGCTCAAGCAATTGGTCTTGCTGGATCTGCAAGATCCGCTGCCAGGAGTGATATCCGAACCTGGCGATAATCAATTCTTGCGCAATTTTTAGGTCTTCTTTTGCGGTTTCCTCGGCAATCACGATTTGGGTTGCCGATTGCCCGGTTGCTTTCGCCTTGCGCTTGTCCTTGGCAATGTCTTGCTGCCCTTGGAATAAATTATCAATGTCAGTCGCAATCTCGGAGACATCTTTACAGCTTGCTATCGTGCCTTTGATGGCATCGATGCTGGCTTTAATTAACGCCGCCCCGGCGAGGATTTCGGCAACCATCTCACTGGCCAGCCAGGATGGATGACAGTAATCCAATAATGGCCGCCGCGCTTGCCAGCATGATCATTTCGATGCGTTTTAATCGAAGGAATAGTTCCTTGAATTGCAGCCTGGTGGTCTCTTCTAAGACACTGACACGGGCGTTGAGATCTTTATCAGTCATGCGCGTATCCATATATCGATTGAGGTTGCGTCATTCGTGGTGGATTGTGGGATCCAAATGCTTGACGTTTCATCTGTTTCAACTTGTGAGATCCAAATGTTGCTGTCAGATAAATTTGCGCCGTCATCCGATTGCCAATCCTCGCCGATTATTCGTGACAAGCTAATTGCCGAAATCGAAATGGCCCCCGCCGCACCAGCGCGGAATGTTGCGCTGCTTGCCGCTGCCGATGTGACGGCGGTGTTAGACGTTGCAGCGTTACTAAATATTGCCCGTGGCGAAGCAACGGCGGTCACCGCAATTCGCGGTATTGTGTTGCCATCTGCGCTGGCTGGGTAAACTGATTTTACTTGCACGCAAATTGCTGTCGCTGTCACCGCCGTTGCGGCGCTGGCAGAAAAACTCTCGTAGTCTAAAGTTGCTGCAATTGCATTTGCGTTTACGGCAACGCTGGCCGTAGCGCTGACAGTACGACGCTTGCCTGGCGTGACGGTTGCGGTGACGGCTGTTGCGATTGTCGCGGCGGCTGACCTTGTTACACTCAATGTGGCTGGCGGCGCCGTAACGCTGATTTGCGCGACGTTAGCCATACCAACATAAGCCATTCGGTCGCTTGTGCCAGTGACGCTAATTTGCGCTGTGGCCGCGACTAGGCGCGCCCGATTTGCCGTGCCAGCGCTAGACGCTGAAATAGCAACGGTGGCTATGGCTGGCTTGATTTTTAGCAAATCGCCGGTTGCAGCGACGGCAATATTAGCGGTTGCCGTCACGAGTACTAAATTCAAATTAAGTTGGGCCAGGCTATTTACAACGATAGTTGCTGTCGCTGATGCAGATTTAATTCTGCTTGCTGTGGCTGCATCAGACGCCGAGATATTAACCGTTGCTGAAACGTATTTGATAGCGCCTGGGCCGACGCTGGCTGATGCGATTGACGCCGTGCGATTTGCTAATGGTATCGCGCCAGTGAGCAATGATTTGTTCGAATAATTTAATGGGTCAGGCAGTATCGTATTTGTAGCAGTAACAGCGGTTGATGCTGATATTGTGCTTGAGCGAACTGTTTGTGTAATTGCTGTTGCGGTGGCTGCAATTGCGGCGGTCGCGATCGTTTGCCGCTGGCGCAACAGTGCAGGATTTGTTGCTGCCACCGAAATATTGCCGCCGATAATCCTAAATTTAAATCCGCTAGCAACCGCTGTGCTTGTAACGCTAATAGCGGCTGGAACAACATCAACCGCACGCACTCGACCAGCGCTGGCCGTTGTAGCGACGGCTATAGTTGCTGTCCCAACAGGGCCATATATTGCGTAAGCCGAAACGCTTGCTGTCACGGCGGTCGCGGCTGTCGCTGTGGGGCCATTTATTGCGTAAGCCGACGCGCTTGCTGTGACGGCGGTCGCGGCTGTGGCAGCGGCCAGGCGCACAAAGCCAGCGCTTGCCGTGGCGGTGACTGCAACAGAACCCGACGCGGCGGCTGTGATTACCGCTCCTGACCCAGTAGAACCTTGGACAAACGTCGAACCGTCTGTGCCAAGCGCGGAGGCGCCCAGAGGTGCTGTTACGTAAGCGTCCGCTGTGCTACTGGCGCTCGTTG